CTACTTGTTGGTATGTCTTCATGCTAGTTCTCCTTTGGTTTATCTGTAAAGGTATGGGAACATTTGTCCCCACATACCACCACGTTTTACTGTGGTCTTGCGTTTGGTTCTCTTAAACACATTCATATAGAACTCGTTTCATGCACATATGCCTGCCCGTTTAACTCGGCTAGGACTACTGTAATTTCATAGCCTTTTTTAGCCTTGAGTATGGCTTGCGCCTTTTGTTGTGCCTGATAACTCGTATCGGCTTCAACTGTAATACGCTTAGCCTTCCAAAAACACTCGTACTTATTCATATACCCCCCTTGTTATTTAGTAGTGCCATCGGCACACGCATCTCACTCAAGGCATGGTCAGCAAAGCGTAAGTCAGGGTCGTTCAATATCTCAGGGTAAACGGCAACCCTAATGAACCCATCAATTACGCTTATGCACACCTCACCACACCCACCAATCGGCTTGATACTTACGCCCCGTGGTGACTTCACAACCGACCAATCATTTACTTTCATATACCCCCCTTAATCAAAAGTAATGCGTAGGTTCTGCAACTTCTCTGCAACAACTTCCTCTAACTGCTCTTGCACGACCTCATCAAGGCGTTCACGCACGACATCGTCAAGTTGGTCGCTTACCTCACTACTTACTGCATCACCGAAGTCGAAGTGGTATGTTGGGTCGAACTCATTGCGGAAGTAGCTATCAACCGCACTTTCGACTTCGTCCTTCACAATGTCTTTCACAACATCTTCTAGGCTAACCTCATCAACAATCGTTTCACGCACCATGGTCTTGAACCAGTCTGCTTGTTGTAGCGTGAGCTCGATGGTTTCTTGAAGGCTAGGGACATTTGTCCCCACGTCGGGTTGGGCTTTAGGTTGGCTGATGATCGTAGTAAGCAGAAGTTTGAGGTTGGTACTGAACTGCGCAACCATGTGCTCGATCAGCGCTTCGGGACTTACTTGCGTGGTAGGTTGAGGTGGCACAGCGTCAAGTCTGCTTTGTTGTGCCTGCTGGTGTGCCAGTTCGTGGTTGGCTAGGTCTTGCCCCATCTTTTCAAATAACTCTTTCATTGCTTCGTCCTCCTCGGGTGTAGTTGGTAAGGTGTTGTTTGTTAAGTCTTGCAATGTGAATGTGGTCATGCTGTTTCTCCTATCGCTTGGTTGAACTGCTCGGTTATGTTTAACTCCAACTCGTCACTACAATGCTTGGCGCAGATGGTTAGGTATGCGCCTGTTTCACCCACTTCAAGGCGGCAATACGACCAGCCACCCCACTCTTCTGACATATCAACACTAAAGTGGCTGTGGAACACAATGCCTTTGGCCCCATCAAGCGCACCGATAATGCCCCGTGCCATTTTGAAGGGCAGTACCCCTGAGTCAGCGATTGTTATGTTTACCCACTCAGGCATCTCGCCGTGCTCGGCGTTGATGAACATATCTTCGGTGAACTCAACATGAGCGCCTTGGGCTTCTTCGTTGATGGTTTTCCATTCGTCAGCCCACGCTTCCTTGTCTTCTTCGCTTGCGTCTGATGGGGGTGGGTCGTTAAGCCACTCGTTCTCGCCCTTGTGCAGGTAGCGGTATTGTCTTGTGTTACTCATGTTTCTTCTCCTTCATGTACGCGTTCGCACGCTTGGTAAATCGCTTCGTTGATAGCGTCTTCTAGGTCACGCAGTAAGTTACGCCCATACTTAGCCTCGTAACCCACCAACGCACTGCTTAGTTCATCGGCTTGCTCTTTATCACTCCAACCCCGTGAAAGCAGTATGTTTGCCACCATGTTCATGTCTGTGCTTACTTCTTTTTCTCGGGACATCTGTTGTTCAAAGTCAGTCATGTTTCTTCTCCTCTAGTTTCCATTCGCCCATGTCTTCTACTGTGTCGTCTGTTTCGTACGACCATGAGCCTTGTTTGATTACCGCATTAGCCACGAAATCCCCTAGGCTTTGCGATGGAATAAGCAAGAACTCTTGGTACTTGATGAAGTCTTCGGGGTTATCGCATTCGGCGTACAGCCCCATGTCTTCGTCTTTGATGTGCCACTCAATGCGAGTGTCGAATCTAACTGTGTATGGCATTTTGTTTCTCCTTGTTTATATGTAAAGGGTTTTGTGCTACTCGTTGGGGACAAATGTCCCTGTTCATACAATCCACCACTTCATTACTCCTCGTATTACCTGCGCCCCTAAAACTAAAAGCGTTACTACTACAATCGCCCAGCCAAAACTGTTGTCGTCAAATATCTTCATGGTCTTACTCCTCTATGTGTGTGATTAAAAACCCTTCGCTTACTACTGACCCAACGGCAAGCGGTTCGCCGTCCATGTAGTAGAAAATGCGTTCGTCTTCGGCATCTTCCTCGCCGTCCCATGTATTTAGTGCAATCAGGACATCAAAGGTATGCTCGGGTGCGTCAAGCCAATGCCCTGTACACCCCCTCGTTTCATACTTAGCCATGCTGTTACTCCTTCGTTGGTAGTGGTTTGATTAGTGATGCTATCTGTACATCGTTGGGGACAAATGTCCCTGACATCGCCTGCTCAAGCAGATCTTTCATTATTCGTCGTGCTTCCATGTAATTCCAGCTATTTTGTTCTTTGGTCGCGTCTTGTAGGTTTTTAGATGCAAAGTGCCTGTTGCCAAAGCGATTGAGTTGGTCTTGCAGATTGCGCTTTAGGGTTTCGTATGGCTTGGCTTTGCGTTTTTGCCATGTTTCTTTCATTACTTTGCTTCGGGTTTTGGGTATGGCTTCTCTGATCTGTTGCAGTTTCATTTCGCCCAGCAGTCTGGGCATATCGCCTGTCGTTATCTTCGATCTGATTTGCTTGGCTGTTAGTGGCTTGCGACTACGCTTCTTTTCTCGGCAAGTCTTGCAATGCTTTGAGGTAGTCGTGAAGCGTGTCGTGGCGCTGGGTTGTTTGAGTAGCGCCCTAGTCTGAGCAAGGGTCAATCGCTTGAGGAATTCCTTTTTTGGTTTGGACTCCCCACAATTAGCACAACAACGCAAAGAAGTTGATGACCGTAGAGCTTGGCTCTTGTCGTCTGTGTCGGGGACATTTGTCCCCAAGTCGTTTGTGTTTGACATTGCATTGTTCCTTTCGTGTCAAATTCGGGCAGGTTTTGGCAGGAATGTCCACCATTTCAAGTATACCTGCCCGCCATGTGGACACCCGTAGAGGCACATAGTAACAGGCTTGATCGGTGGTGTGCACTAGGTATATACGAGAAATAGAGAATTATTAAAGTAAACAAATAAAGTCAAAGTCCAAGGCATAGACAAATTAAAACACCTATATATATAAATGTGTTTGTGTTTATATGTATATATATAGGACACCTTTCTGCCCGTGCCATATAGCGCTTGGGTTAGCGGGTGTCCACTTGGTGTCCACTAGGTATTAAAAGGTAGACTATTGGCAAAATGGGGTATTTTATGGGGTTCTCCACAACACGTTGCAGAGAGTGGGGACATTTGTCCCCAACCCAATTCATATAGCCCACTTCGCACGGGCAATGGCGATAGTTGTAGTGATGAACCAACCCGACCTGATTCCATCATTAGCTAGTCTGTTTTGCTTCATGTACCGCAGGGCTGTCTTGTATGTGAACTCGTGGTGCTTGAGGTCGTAAACAATGGGTGGCATATCAATACGCCCGTCATCATCTTTGTGAATAATGATTGTGTTGTTGATTTGTTTGGTAGTTACTTGCATGGTGGTTCTCCTTAGTTTGATTTACGGCGTGCTTCGATTAAAAAGAATGTGGCTCTGCGTTTGTGGTCAAGCAAGTCAAGCCTTGCTAGGGCGTGTGGCTTGTATCTCTTGCGTTTGGTTGTGTTGTCTTGAGGTAGGCAACGACCTTTCCACATGATTTGTAGCATTGTGATACTCCTTATGGTTTTGCTGAAAGCATTTTGAATTGGGCGTTGAGCCTGTCCCATACTGCGCCTGCTTCTTCAAGCCCGTACACATCAGTCTTGAGTATGAAAGCGGTTGATGGGTTTGAGTCGGGCAATACATAGTAAATAGAAAACATTGTGATACTCCTTGTGGAATGATCGGGCGATTTGACATGGAATGAAACAGCAGAGAAGCCTCGCCCGCTCGACTTGCTCTGCTTATTCCGTACAACTTGTTGGGGACAAATGTCCCTGATTAACCAACCAACTTAAGAAAGCGTGATTTCTCTGCACGGGTCAGCGTGTTGAACTTCTCCACAAGCTGTTGCACAGGGTCAGCCTGCTTGCTCGTGCGGCTCGCGGCTTTCTTGACTACCTTGTGATACGGCGCAACGTTGCGTTGCCATTGCTTCGTTGCGGCGTCGTGCCGTTGTTCCCTCTCGCAAGCTTCGTCAGAGTAGAAGTACCAAGAGCCCCCAACAGATTGCTGAAAGTAAATCGTCTCCCCGTATTTCTCCCCGTAAGCCTCGGCGTGAGCCTGAGCCAGCGACTCCACAACATCTTCGGGTAGGTACTTCTTATTCCCCAAAGCCGTTGCCAAAGCCGTAGCCCATGCGAGTTTGCTGGATACGAACGATTTGTATGATGTGATTAAAGACATAGTAATTCTCCAAAAGAAATTGGGGACAAATGTCCCCATTGATAGATACACATTGCTGTGCAACCGAGAACCTTTTCTCGATGATTAAATGTACCATTCCGTGGGCTTTTTCCGACTTTCATCACCCCACCCGATACCCACCCACCTGTTAGGCAGTCATACCCGCGTAGCACATAGATCAGTGTTCTTCACCCGCAAAATAAAAAAATGTCAAATTTTGTAAAAAATTCAGGGGAGTGTGTCAAAGTTTTGACAGAGGGTAGGTGGGGGTAGTAGCACCAAGTATGCGAAGCGAAACACCACCACCCCCGTGTCCACGTGAAGGACACGCCCAGTATACAAATAAAAAAACCCCCACGTATGAGGTGGGGGCTAAACCGGGATGTACTAAGTCCACGATAAGGAACCACGGCCCAAATGAAGGAGAAAAACCGTGGTAAGGAAAGTATACACAAAAAATAAAAAACCGAGTACACTACGTGTACTCGTGACAACCACACGCAACCAAAGGGGCAAAAGCAGCAATGTTTTTAGAACATCTAGTTTCCGCATCCGCCGCAGACTACACACCCGATCTTATGCAAGATCAAGCACCCTTTACCCCTTTAGATTCGCTTACCCCCGCGCAGACCTTAAACGCGCAAAAGAAAACGTCGGACTGGCTGTCCCAGTTTGAGGACGAAGACGACGAGATACTGAGCGAAGCCCAGCAAGAAAAAGTAACCCAAACATTTGACGCCCTCATCAAAGCGGATCCTAGGGCAAAACAAAAACTATTACAACTCGATCTACCCGAAGAAATAAAAAGCGCCGTTGGTATGGTGACGGCCTACCAGTGGAAGTTCGTTGAGCAGGCAGAAGAGCTCCGATCCATGTCGGTGGCTAAAATTGTCAAAGAAACCGACCACCCTGATGCCAGAATACGCCTTAAAGCCTTGGAATTGCTGGGGAAAGTAACCGAAGTGGCCCTGTTTACCGACAGAATCTCGGTAAAGAACGAAGATGTGACGGACGAAGAGCTCGATGCCCGGATCAAAGAGAAGCTGGGTCGCTACATGGGCGCCGTTGACGTGGTGGACGTTGAAGAGATCGAAGTAAAGACACGCATAATCACCAAACAAATCGAAGAAGACGACTCAAAAGAAGAATGAACCTAGACTTCTTCACCCCACAAGAGGCGCTTGCGGCGCAAATGGCGCTAAAAGACATGACCAAGGCGGAAAAAGAGCTGTTTCTTGCCGATTTGGAAAAGAAAGAACACCGGGCAGGGCTAAAAAAGGCGCAAACTAGCCCGATTGAGTTCGCCAAACGGGTGTACCCCGGGTTTAAAGTGGGTCCCCACCATAGAAAACTAGCAAAAATCTTCCAAGACGTGGTTGAGGGCAAGAAAAAGCGCGTCATCATCAACATAGCCCCTCGTATGGGTAAGTCGGAGTTCAGCTCTTATTTGTTCCCAGCGTACTTTCTTGGCAACTACCCCGAGAAGAAGATTATCATGGGCACCCATACCGCCTCGCTGTCGGAAGACTTTGGTCGGCGGGTGAGGAACTTGCTTGATTCAGAGGAGTACCATGAGATTTTTCCAGACACGGTGGTCTCGGATGACCAGAAAGCAGCGGGCAAATGGAGCACTGGTGCTGGTGGTCAGTATTACGCAGCTGGTGTTGGCGGCGCTCTGGCTGGTCGCGGAGCTGATCTATTCGTTATTGATGACCCACATTCCGAACAGGATATGAAGGCGAACTCAAGGCTGGCGTTTGATAACGCGTGGTCTTGGTTCCAAACGGGTCCCTTGCAGCGCTTGATGCCGGGCGGTGCGATTATTGTGATTATGACCAGATGGTCCCTTTTGGACCTTACTGGGCGGTTGATCGACTACCAGATTAAAAACGAGGACACCATCCCGTGGGAGATCGTTGAGCTGCCGGCCATTCTGGATGCGGGTACCGACCACGAGAAAAGTTTATGGCCTGCGCAGTGGAGCCTAGAGGCGCTGAAAAATACCCAAGCGTCGATCGACCCACGGTACTGGAACGCCCAGTACATGCAGAACCCCACGTCGGACATGTCGGCACTGGTCTCCAGAAAAGACTGGAAAGTATGGGAGGCGGACGAGCCACCTGCTTGCGACTACGTGATTCAGTCTTGGGATACGGCGTTTGAAGTAAAGACCACATCGGACTTTTCGGCGTGCACAACCTGGGGCGTGTTTTACAACGACGAGGACAAGGGCAACCCCAACATCATCCTGCTGGATGCGTTTAAAGACCGCATGACCTTCCCGGAACTTAAAACGATCGCGCTAAAACACTACAAAGATTGGCAACCAGATGCGTTCATTATTGAGAAAAAAGCATCGGGTGGTCCGTTAATCCAAGAGTTGCGTCGCCTTGGCATTCCTGTGCAGGAATTTTCACCATCCAGAGGCAACGACAAAATGGTCAGGCTAAATGCGGTGGCGGACTTGTTTACATCAGGTAAAGTATGGGCACCAGATAAACGGTGGGCACGCGAAGTGATTGAGGAAATAGCCAGTTTTCCAGTTGGCGAACACGACGACTTCGTGGATACTTGCACTCAAGCCCTACTGCGATACCGGCAGGGGGGATTTATTAGTCTTGACTCGGACGAGAAAGACGACGACCTTTTATATAAATACCGCAGACGTGCGGCGTATTACTAAGTTAGGAAAAGACCATGGCAATCGAGAAATCGCTGTACCAAGCCCCTGTAGGGATGGGTAGTTTAGAAAACGAAGAGCCCGACATCGAGATCGAGATCGAGGACCCAGAAGCGCTGCGCGTTAGCGTTGAGGGCGAAGAGCTTTTTGAGTTTGACAAAGACGACACTGAAGGCGACTTTAACGAGAACTTAGTCGACATTCTCTCCCCCGCAGTTGTCCAAGAAATTGCAAACGACTTGTCAGAAGACATTAGCAACGACCTGGCTTCCCGCAAAGACTGGGAGCAGATGTACAAGGACGGCATTACGCTGCTTGGCCTCAAGTTTGAGGAAAGAACGGAGCCATGGGATGGCGCGTGCGGCGTGTTCCACCCGATGATTACCGAAGCAGTGGTGCGGTTCCAGTCCGACACCATCATGGAGACCTTCCCAGCACAAGGCCCAGTACGCACCAAGATCCTCGGCAAAGAAACGCCAGAGAAGAAAGATGCGGCGACGCGAGTTCAAGAAGACATGAACTACAACTTGACCGAGAAGATGCCTGAGTACAGACCCGAGCATGAGAAGATGCTGTGGAACTTACCAAGCGCTGGTTCTGCGTTCAAGAAGGTGTACTACGACCCAAGCGTTGGCCGTCAAGTGTCGATCTTTATCCCTGCTGAAGATGTCATCCTGCCGTACGGCGTCTCCGAAATTAATACCTGCCATCGCATAACCCATGCCATGCGCAAGACCAAGAATGACCTGTTAAAGCTAATGAACGCAGGCTTTTATGCCGACGTTGAGTTAGGTGATCCAGAGAAATTTAGAAGCGATATTCAGGAAAGCAAAGACAAAGAGACTGGCTTTTCTGCTAGCTACGACGATCGCTTTGAGCTGTACGAGTCCCACGTTGACTTGGATATTCCAGGTTTTGAAGACATGGACGACGGCGAGCCTACCGGGATTGCGCTTCCGTACGTAGTTACCATGATCCGCGGCACTAACGAGGTGTTGGCGATTCGGCGTAACTGGAAAGAAGAAGACCCGCTTAAGCTAAAGCGTCGTCACTTCGTCCACTACCAGTACATTCCAGGATATGGCGCGTATGGCTTTGGTTTGTTCCACCTTATTGGTGGTTACGCTAAGTCTGCTACTAGCATCATGCGTCAGCTGGTTGATGCCGGAACCCTCTCCAACTTGCCGGGCGGCCTTAAAGCCCGTGGCCTGCGCATAAAAGGTGACGACACTCCGATCGCTCCGGGCGAGTTCCGTGACGTAGACGTAGGCTCAGGCAGTATTAGGGACAACATTCTTCCGTTGCCGTACAAAGAGCCATCACTTGTTCTGTCCGGTTTGATGGACAAGATTGTTGAAGAAGGCCGTCGTTTTGCCGCAACATCGGATATGAAGATTGCCGACATGTCTGGTAATGCTCCTGTTGGCACAACACTGGCTTTGCTTGAGAGAACGCTAAAGGTAATGTCGGCTGTTCAGGCCCGTGTTCACTTTGCGCTTAAGCAAGAGTTACAGCTTCTTGCTGGAATTATCCGTGACTACACAGATGACGACTATGCGTTTGAGCCAGAAGAAGGCGGCCCAAGCGCTAAGAAGTCGGACTACAACAACGTTGAGGTTATTCCCGTATCAGACCCCAACGCTGCTACGCTTTCACAAAGAGTAGTTCAATATCAAGCGGTTATTCAGCTGGCCCAGATGGCGCCTCAGATTTACAACCTACCTATGCTGCATCGTCAGATGCTAGACGTGTTGGGTATTAAGCACGCCGATAAGCTCGTGCCGCTCGAGGAAGATCAGAAGCCAACCGACCCTGTAACGGAAAACCAGAACGTGCTCCGTGGCAGACCCGTCAAGGCGTTTGCGTACCAAGACCACGAAGCGCACATCAAGGTTCACCAGATGGCGATGACGGACCCAATCATTCAGCAACTCATTGGGCAGAATCCGCAGGCACAAGTTATGCAGTCAGCCATGCAGGCACACATCGCAGAACACGTTGGGTTTGCCTATCGGAACAAGATCGAGGTTGCCCTTGGCGTTGCGTTGCCTAACCAAGAAGACGAGCTCCCACCAGAAATGGAAAAAGAGATCAGTCGCCTGTTGGCAGAAGCCGCTCCGCAAGTGCTCGCTGCGTCTCAAGCCGCTACCGCTCAGCAACAAGCTCAGCAAAACGCGCAAGACCCCATCTTGCAAATGCAGATGCAAGAGCTCCAGCTCAAAGGTAAAGAAGTTGAGATTAAGGAGAAGAAACTCTTGGCAGATGCCGCCGCTAAAGCAGACGAGCTCAAGCTCAAGGAAGCAGAAATTGAGTCCAGAGAGAAGATTGCAGGCATGAACGCGCAGATCAAGGTAGCGCAAGACGACAAGAATCGTGCCGCCAAAGAGAAAGAGTTCACGGTAGCCACAGGAGTAGACATGGCGTTCAAACGTGCGCAAATGACCAAAAAAACTAAAAACACACAGGAGTAATAGGTGGACATACAAACGATGAGCGTATTTCAAGCACTGCGCGACAAAATTCGCGCGGATATGAACAACTTCACTGACGATTTGGCAAATGGTCAGTGCTCAAGCTTTGAGCAGTACAAAGAGCTTTGCGGGGTGATTCGAGGTCTAGCCTATGCAGAGCGCCACTTAATTGACCTCGCTGAAAATGTAGAAAGAGAACTCGATGAGTGAAACCATCGCAACACCTGATAGCACCTTAATCTTACCGCCGGGAGTAGTTGCAGCAATGGCTATTCCTAAAGTGGATGAAGAGTATGAAACAGCCGAACAAAAGGCTACGTCGTTGCCCGACCCTCAAGGTTGGCGGCTACTGTGCGCCCTAGTTGAGGTTGGCGATAAGTATGAAAGTGGGATTATTAAATCTGACAAAACAGTAAAAACCGAGGAGTTAACGTCCCCTGTTTTGTTTGTTGTAAAGGTTGGGCCCACAGCCTATGACGCGGAGAAGTTCCCAGAAGGTCCGTGGTGTGCGGAAGGCGACTTTGTAATAACACGTCCATATACCGGGACGCGCATCATGATTCACGGTAAAGAGTTTCGCTTGATTAATGACGATCAGGTTGAAGCAACAGTCGAAGACCCCCGCGGTATTGCACGCGTTTAATAGGAGATAGTTATGGCTAACGATGACTACAAATTTCCCCATGAAATTGAGGAAGAAGCAGAAAGTAAGGGTAAACCCGAAGATGACTTTGAGATTGATATTGACGCCGAAAACGACGTAACGATTGAAATCGAAGACGATACCCCCGTACGCGACCGCAACGCAAAGCCCCTGGATAGAGAAGTTGAAGATCCTTCGGAAGAAGAAATCGAAAACTACACCCAAGGTGCGCAGCAGCGGATCAAGCAGTTAACTCACGCAAGACACGACGAAAGACGTGCCAAAGAAGCAGCAGTGCGTGAGAAACAAGAGCTCGAGCGTATTACTCAGGCTATTTTGGATGAGAACCGCAAGCTCAAAGAGTATGTAAAAACGGGTGAAGCCACCTACGCAGAAACCTTGACGGCTAAGGCAGAAGCAGAGATGGAGATGGCACGTCGCAAGTACAAAGAAGCACAAGAGTCTTATGACTCCGACACCATGTTGGAAGCGCAAGAAGCGCTAACAGAAGCCAAGATGAAATTGGAGTCTGCAAAAAACTTTAAGCCAACCCCTTTACAAACGCAACAAGATGATGTACAAACGTATCAAACGGCTCCCGAAGCCCCTAAACTTGATGAAAAAACCTTGCGCTGGCAAGCCAAAAACCAGTGGTTTGGAACTCCGGGGTACGAAGAAATGACGGCTTTTGCACTAGGGCTGCACCAAAAACTAGTTGCTACGGGGGTCGATCCCCGCTCTGATGAGTACTTCGATCGTGTTGACGGTCGCTTGAAGCAGGTATTTCCAGAAATGCTGGGAGAACCTGAAGCTGCAAAGTCTGGATCTACGTCTAAGAAACCGGCAACTGTTGTGGCATCTGCTTCCCGGTCTTCGGGGGCTAAGAAAGTAGTCAAACTAACCACCACGCAGCAACGCTTGGCAGAAAAGTTTGGCCTATCACATAAACAGTACGCACAAGAAGTTCTTAAATTGGAGATCTAAAATGACTAATGCACGCACACCCCGTGACCAAGAATCACGCGAAAAAAACCCAACTCGTTATGTTTACAAACCAGCGAGCTCTTTACCAGATCCAACACCCGACCCAGACTACGAGTTTTACTGGGTAGCAACAGCGATCGCAGGACAGGACAACGCCACAAACGTTTCCCAAAAGTTCCGTGATGGATGGGTTCCGGTAAAAGCAGTGGATCACCCTGAGTTGCAGGTTCAAGGTAATAAAGATGGCAACGTTGAAATTGGCGGCTTGCTTTTATGCAAGAAACCGATTGAGATGGCAGATGCGCGTCGTGAATACTTTGAGCAAAAAGCCCGCAATCAAATGGAATCCGTTGACAATAACTTTATGCGCAACAATGATGCCCGCATGCCTTTGTTTAGTGATCGCAAGAGCACAAGCACTAAAGGTGGCGGTTTTGGAAGTGGTAGTAAATAACTTTTTAGGAGAATTAAATGGCTTATCCATCCGTTGACGCTCCCTATGGCTTAGTTCCGATTAACCGTGTTGACTTCATGCCTTATGCAGGCGCGACTCGTCAACTACCGATTGCTAGTACTTATAACACTGCAATCTTCAACGGTGATATCGTTACAGTCAAAGGTGGCTCTATTCAAAAATCCACAGTAACAACTGACTCTACGTCAGATCCACAGAACTCAACAACCTTAACCTATGGTGTGTTTGTTGGTGTTCAGTATGTAAATACACAAGGTCAAACTGTACAAGCTCAATATTACCCAGGTAATGCCTCAGCTAGTTCAGCCGTAGCTTATGTTGTTGACGATTCACAAGCGGCATTTAAAGTAGCTATTACCTTCTCTGGTAACGCTACCGTAACTACTGCTAACGCTTCTGTTATTGGTACTAACCTGCCAATCCGTCAAGGTTCTGGTTCTACCACTACCGGTAATTCTGGCGTGTCAGTTGCTGCCCCAACTTCAGGTTCAGGTTCAGCTGCAGCATTGCCTGTTCGTGTGGTTGGAGTGATTCCAGAAACAGCTACAAGCGCTAATGCCTTCACAGAAGTTGTTGTGAAGTTTAACAACCCGCAAATTCTGTTGGCTACGGCCCAGAATTATCTGTAAGGAGCTACTTAAATGGCTATTTCACGCGCACAACTACTGAAAGAGTTGCTCCCAGGTTTGAACGCATTGTTCGGTTTAGAGTACAAGCGTTACGGCGAAGAGCATCGCGAGATCTACGAAACAGAGAAATCTGAGCGTAGCTTTGAAGAAGAAACCAAGCTGTCCGGCTTCTCTGCTGCACCAGTCAAGAACGAGGGCTCAGCCATCGCTTACGACAATGCACAAGAGGCATTTACAGCACGTTACAACCACGAAACCATTGCTTTGGGTTTCTCAATCACTGAAGAAGCGATTGAAGATAACTTGTATGACAGCCTTTCTGGCCGTTATACCAAAGCATTAGCTCGTGCTATGGCGTACACCAAGCAAGTTAAAGCTGCTGCAATTTTGAACAACGGCTTCACCAACTCTGCCCAGTACTACGGCGGCGATGGCGTTCCACTGTTCTCTACTGCACATCCTTTAGTTTCTGGTGGCACCAACAGCAACCGTCCAGCCACTGCTTCTGATTTGAATGAAACTTCGTTGGAAAACGCAGTTATCCAAATCGCTGCTTGGACAGACGAGCGCGGTCTTTTGATCGCCGCAATGCCACGTAAGTTAATTATTCCACCAGCACTGCAGTTCGTTGCTACTCGTTTACTTGAGACTAACCTCCGTGTTGGTACCAATGACAACGACATCAACGCATTGAAGAACAATGGTTCGATCCCAGAAGGTTACGCAATTAACCACTATCTGACCGACACCAATGCTTGGTACTTGACAACTGACGTACCTAACGGCATGAAGCACTTTGAGCGTATGCCTTTGAGCAACAACATGGACGGCGACTTTGATACTGGTAACGTACGTTACAAGTCTCGTGAGCGTTATTCATTTGGTTGGTCTGATCCTTTGGGCATGTTCGGTTCGCCCGGCGCCTAATTCAAAATCTCTGTGTTTTGAGCCCCTCTTCGGAGGGGCTTTTTATTTGCATAAACTACTTGCACAAAGTTAAAAATGTAGTAAGATTGTTGAAACTGGGTGATCCGCCTATCAAACCGCCCCAGCGGACGCATACACGATTGATAGGTTGAACTTTGTATGAAGGACAATTTATTATGGCATTAGCAACTACTTCGAGCGTATGGCGCTCAACAGGTGGCGATCAAACCCGTACAGCTTACGCTGGTTCTATGGTTATGGCCGCACAGTTTTATATTGCAAACACTGCAGCAACCTCTAACGTAGTAATTTCTTCAGCTACTGGCGCTCCAGCCTTGATTCTTCCAGCTGGCGCAGTGGTTACTGAAGTTATTGTTTCTGGCGGCGCTGGTGGTAACTGTACAGCTAACATAGGGTTTACCCCACTAGTTAACGTTGGTCCAGGTCAAACAACTACTCTTGGCACAAACGTTCCTGCTGGATTCGTAGCTGCTGGTAACGTAGCTGCTCGTACAGTATTTACTGTTGCTAGCGCAACTGGCGGCGCATCGCTGGGCAACGTAGCTAACGTAACTAACTTAGTTGTTGTTACTAGCGCTCAAGGTTCCGCAGGTGCAAATGCTGGCGCAGTTACTGGCGACATCATTTATTACGTTGCTGATAGCGGCCAACAAAACGTTTAATTAATCTAGGGGGATTTATCCCCCACTTAAATCTTTAGGAGATTAATTATGCGCCCTATTACCGTAACTGTACCCGCAGGTGCAAGTAATTCTAATGTAATTCCATTGGATCACTACATCAGCCCGTTTAATGTTTCTTTGGCAGTTACCACAGCTAATGCTACAAACTTGAGTTTTATCGTACAGTCTACTTATGCAGATGTAACTTCAAGTTCGTTTAATGCTGCAACAACTACTTGGTTTACTACGCCAATGTCTCTTAATAATGCTAATGCGATAGGTAATATTGCTTTTCCAGTAACAGCAGTGAGATTGCAAGTATCAGCGGCTGATTTTGGTAGCTCGTTAACTGTTATTCAAGCAGGTTTGGTCGGTGGCTAAGAAAAAAGGCCCCTCTCTTGCGATTGGCCGTGGTGAAAAGTTGCCTGCGTCTAAGGGCGCTGGGCTTACCGCCAAAGGCCGTGCTAAGTATAATGCGGCTACTGGCTCGAATCTAAAGGCCCCGCAGCCCGAAGGTGGTGCTCGTAAGAAGTCGTTCTGCGCCCGGATGTCTGGTATGCCAGGTCCGATGAAAGATGAAAAAGGTCGCCCTACTCGTAAGGCAGCCAGCTTAAAGAGATGGAAATGTTAATGAGTGATTCTGTTGAAACCGCACGGGAACTAGCTACCCACGCAAATGATATTAAACATTTGCAAGACGACATGGATACATTGGTTAAAGACATGAGCGAGATTAAAAAGTCGCTTAATGAAATTAACAGAACCTTGTCAGAAGCCCGTGGTGGCTGGAAAGTATTGATGTGGGCAGGCGGCGCCGCAAGTGCTATATCCGGCGCTGTGGGCTTTGTGTCTGGTTATTGGGGTAAGTAGTGCCAAGTGTCTCAAAAAAACAACACAATTTCATGGCGGCTGTGGCTAAGAACCCCAGTTTTGCCAAAAAAGCAGGTGTACCTTCCTCAGTTGGGAAGGAATTTTTAACTGCCGATAAAGGCAAAACTTTTAAAGAAGGTGGAACCATGAAAAAAGCAAACCCATTTATGGAAATGATTGCAAAGAAAAAAGCGGCTGCTGCAGGTAAGAAGCCAGCTAAACCAGGTGCGATGCCAATGAAAAAAGGCGGCGTAGCTAAAAAGAAAAGCGGAAAGGCTTGCTAATATGAAACATTCAGATATGTCAAAAGATATGCCAATGATGAAAAAAGTCGCTGGCGAGGCTGTTAAAGGCCATGAGAAGAAGATGCACAAAATGGCTAAGGGTGGTGTAACCCGTGCTGACGGCTGCGTAACCAAAGGCCACACCAAGGGCAAGATGATTACGATGAAGTCTGGTGGATACTGCTAATCATGGAAATGCTAAAAACCCTGAAAGATAAAGTCATGGGTACAGATGAGCAGAACAAAGCTGCCGCTGAACGTATGAAGAACAATCCAATGGAAAAGAAGTTCCAGAAGATGATGGGTAACGAGCCTAAAGACGAAAAAGAAGCTAAGCCCGTTGAAAAGGCTAAGGGCGGAATGATTAAGTCTTCCGCATCCAAACGTGCAGATGGTTGCGCTATTCGTGGAAAGACAAGAGCATGAGACCAAGTCGTGGCATGGGGGCTGTAATGCCTAGCAAGATGCCGGGCAAGAAAGTCATTCACCGTAAAGACAACCCTAACGACGTAGAACTATACGCTGAAGGTGGTAAGGTCAATGCGGCGGGTAACTACACCAAACCAGAGATGCGCAAGCGCATTGTTTCTCAGGTTAAAGCGGCAGCAACCCATGGTACTGGCGCAGGTCAATGGTCTGCTCGTAAAGCACAACTCGTTGCCAAGAAGTACAAGGCAGCGGGCGGCGGGTATAAGTAATGTTTAACTGGCTTAGGAGGCTACTCGGTGGCACTAGCGAAATCACAACGAAGCCTGAAGTCGTGGGGCGAACAGAAGTGGACAACCAAGTCAGGGAAAAAGTCGTCCGAAACCGGCGAACGGTACCTGCCAAAAAAAGCAATCCAGTCGCTAAGCCCACAAGAGTACGCAGCAACAACACGAGCAAAACGAGCGGGAAAAGCGCAGGGAAAGCAGTTCGTGCCCCAGCCAGCAAAAGTAAAAGCAAAAGTAAAACCGTTCAGAAAGGTTAGCTAAAAGATGACCGTAGTCGCTAACGCAACATTTAACCTAGACCTCAGCGAGCTTGTCGAAGAAGCTTTTGAGCGTTGCGGTGCAGAGATGCGTACAGGCTACGACCTTCGTACGGCGCGCCGCTCCCTCAACCTACTCTTTGCCGATTGGGCAAATCGCGGCATTAACCTGTGGACCATCGAGCAGGGCGAGATCCCGCTTGTTCAGGGCGTAAGCACGTATGACTTGCCGGTTGACACGGTTGACTTGATTGAGCACGTCGTTCGTACGAACCAAGGCGTCTTAAACACTCAAGCAGACTTAACCATTTCGCGCATTTCGGTGGATACCTACGCGACGATCCCAAACAAGCTACAACAGGCTAGACCGATCCAGGTATGGATTAACAGGCAGTCTGGGGCTACCTATGCCGGTACATCAACATCAAGCCCCCCAGCAGGCGTAAATGCCCCCAAAATCGTTGTATGGCCTACACCGGATCAGGGAACGCTTGCTAACCCCTACTATCGCTTTGTTTACTGGCGTTTGCGCCGTATCCACGATGGTGGCGACGGTATCAATACACAAGACATTCCGTTCCGTTTTTTACCTTGCATGGTTGCAGGGCTGTCGTATTACCTAGCGCTAAAGATCCCTGGCGCAGATGCGCGGTTAGGCGTTTTAAAATCGCAGTACGATGAAGCATGGCAGTTTGCGGCAGATGAAGACCGCGAGAAAGCACCTATTCGGTTTGTTCCACGTAAGACATTCATAACTTAAGGAACAATGTGTGCCTAATCGGTTTGCTTCTGGAAAATATGCAATTGCGCAGTGCGATCGCTGCAATTTTCGCTATAAACTTAAAGACTTAAAAACGGAGATAGTTAAGACTAAGCCTTACAAAATTCGTGTTTGCCGGCAGTGTTGGGATCCGGATCAACCACAGTTGCAGTTAGGTATGTACCCAGTAGAAGACCCGCAAGCGCTGCGTGATCCACGGCCAGACAATACGTATTACCAAGGGGGCAATACGGGGCTGCAGTTGAATCAAGATGCGGGGTCGACTCTTGACGGTTTTGGTGATCCGACAATGGGTAGTCGAGTCTTTCAGTGGGGATGGAACCCTGTTGGAATGGGGTTTAATGATGGATTAACGCCGAATGATCTGGTAGGATCTGGTCAGGTGGGTACAGTAACAGTAGTGACAACTTAAGGAGCTAAATATGTCATTTAAATCAGGTGCAGACGGCGTTACCAAACAAGGTAAAACCAAAGGCAAAAATCTAGGCGATACAGGCCCAAGCGTTGGCGTTCAAAAGGGCGGCAAGAAAAGCATGGGCGTAACTAATGATGCACTAAAGTCGATGGGTCGCAATATGGCTCGCTCGGCTAATCAAAGAGGACGTTAATCATGGCTAAATACTCTATGAAACGTAACGGTAAAGAAGTAGGTCCTGCCGAAGTTTACGCAGAGCCACACACTATGGCCGGAAAAAAGCTAAACGCCGATAGCGCGCTAAAGCAGGAAACTGGCGCAAAGTATATGGATGATATGAATATCTCTGTTGGTGGCGTTAGTAAGAAAGAAGGCCCCGCAGTTAAAACATCAGGCACTAAGATCCGTGGTACTGGTGCAGCTACCAAGGGTGTAATGGCTAGAGGACCGATGGCGTAATGAATTACAACGAGCTTTTTGCGCAGATCCAGTCGTATACGGAGAACCAATTCCCAGCCATGATATTGGCTAACGGGAGTTCTGTATCCGTTACGACTCAGATCAACACGTTTATTGAGCAGGCAGAGCGCCGTATATACAACTCGGTTCAAATTCCCTCTTTGCGCAAAAACGTCACGGGTAACTGCACAGCCAACAACAAGTACCTAGCTTGCCCAAATGATTATTTATCTACTTTTTCGCTGGCGGTGATTGACACCACTACTGGGGAATATGAGTACCTACTTAACAAAGATGTTAACTTTATTCGGCAGGCGTATCCAAGCCCTACTGCTACAGGTAAACCAAGATACTATGCGTTATTCGGTTCCCGCTTAAATGATCCTAATGAGCTGACCTTTATTCTTGGTCCAACGCCAGACTTGAGCTACAGCGCAGAGCTTCACTACTTCTATTACCCTGAGTCTATTGTGACTAACGGAACATCGTGGCTTGGTGACAATTACAGTCCTGTATTGTTGTACGGCGCTCTTGTTGAGGCTTACACGTACATGAAAGGTGAAACAGACATGCTTTTAGCGTATAACACCAAGTACAATGAGGCATTAGCGCAGTTAAATCGTTTGGGAACTGGCCTTGAGCGCGGCGATGCGTACAGGGATGGCCAAGCAAAAATCAAGGTTAATCCTTAAACTTTAATAGGAGCAAAAAATGGCAATTACCCAAGGAATGTGTGACTCGTTCAAGGTTCAAATCCTTAGCGGTCAGCAAAATTTAGTTTCAGGTTCAACAACTGTATATAAGATTGCTTTGTATACAAGTTCAGCAACATTAAGCAACGCTACTACCGCTTACACAACCGTAAACGAAGTAACAAGTTCAGGCTCAAACTACACTGCTGGTGGCAATACACTGGTCGTTAGTACAAGCCCAACTTCTACTGGTAACGTAGCGTTCTTATCGTTTGCTAACAGCTCTTGGACTAATGCAAATATTACCGCTAACGGCGCTTTGATCTACAACTCAACTGCAAATACATCAGTAGCGGTATTGGCTTTTGGTGGTGATAAGACAGCAACTAACGGTACATTTAGTATTATTTTCCCAACTGCAGACGCAAGCAACGCTATTATTCGTATTGCTTAACAGGAGCTTTAAATGGCTCTTGTTCTACGGGATCGGGTAAAGTCAAATACCGTTACGACTGGTACGGGGACAATCGTCCTTGGTACTGCCGCATTAGGCTATCAAGGTTTTGATGTTATTGGCAATGCTAATTCGACTTACTACACCATTACTGATGCAACATCGGGTGCGTGGGAAGTAGGTATTGGCACGTACTACTCTGGCAACACCTCGTTAACTAGAGATACAGTCCTTTCTTCTAATAATTCAAGCGCATTGGTTAGCTTTCCCGCTGGTACTAAAGACGTATTTGTTACGCAGCCAGCCGAGGTAACTGCTATTGGTGGTGGCAATCAAGCCATCATTGTTAATCAAACTACAGTTACTGGAAATTACACAATTACTACTGGTACAAACGGCTTCTCAGTAGGCCCAATAACAACAGCAAACGGCGTATCGGTAACGGTTGCAAGCGGACAGACTTGGACGGTTATATGAGTACCATAACAGCAGGAAATACAGTATCCACAGCCATCACTATTACTGGTGATACCACTGGTAATTTGGTGCTAACGCCATTTACTGGTAAAAACGTTATTTTGACAGGCCCACTACAATTCGCTGATGGAAGCGTAGCTAATTCAACCGGTGCTATTAGCGTAACGCTACAACAATCTTACGGAGGTTTTTAAATGCCAGCAGGTACATCCCCCATTTTTCCCCAAGTGCCAATCATTGGCATATCTAGTCTTGTTTCTAATACCGCAGTTACAGCTCGCACTGTTATTTCTGGCACGACTGGATTAACTCAATTAACAGCTAACTCAACTAACGGATCAAGAATTGATTTTGTTGAAGTACAAGGACAAGGAACTACTGTAGCAACTATTATTGATCTTTGGATTAACGATGGTACAAACTCATATTTAGTTGAAGAGATTTCTTTACCAGCAGCTACAGCTAATACCACGGCGTTTGCGGCAAGTAATACGATTAGTTTCACAAAGTTAACTTTGCCAGCCACATATCGTTTGTTTGTATCTCAGCAGGTATCAGCTAACGTAACTGTGTTTGCATTTGGTGGAACCTACTAAAAATGCCTTTTAATAAGTCATTCAAACAGGATGCTGTTATTACTCCACAAACGGGGATAACGGATCTTTCTCAATCTACTGGCGTATTAATTGTGCCAACTGGTACAACCGCCCAAAGACCAACTAATGCTGTTGCAGGGACATTAAGATATAACACTACAGAAGGGTTTATAGAAACGTTTACGGCAGCAGGATGGAGAAAAATTGTACCTGTTGCGTTTGATTATTTAATTGAATATTTAATTGTTGCTGGCGGCGGTTCTGCAGGTACAAATTCTGGCGGTGGCGGAGCTGGAGGGTATTTAGCTGCATCAAACATTACGGTAAATCCTGGAACAGCTTATACAATTACTGTAGGTGCTGGTGCGGCTGATGGCGGATCAAGAGGGTCAAACTCGTCTATTTCTGGGTTTACTGTAGCTGTTGGCGGCGGAGCTGGCAACGGTGGTTCAGGAGGTTCAGGCGGTGGTGGAGGCGGAGCGGCTACAAGTGGTCAAGGAAATAACGGCGGCTCTAATGGTCAATATGGCGGCGGCGGTGGTGGAGGTGCTGGTGCAGTAGGAAACAATGGTTCTCAATATAGTGGTGGTTCTGGTGGCGCTGGTTCAGCATCTTCTATTACGGGATCATCTGTGACTCGTGCTGGAGGCGGCGGCGGTTCTGGTAACTTTGGTGGTTCTGGCGGCGGTGGCGGTGCTGGAGGTGGTGGTTCAGGCGGTAACAATGATGGAGGAACCCCCACTGCTGGCGGCACAAATACAGGCGGTGGTGGTGGCAACCGTGGTGGATCAGGCGGCGGAAGTACGGCTGGGGGTTCTGGAGTAGTAATTCTTTCAATTCCAACAGCAAGTTACACAGGAACAATAACGGGCGGCCCAACTGTTACAACTTCAGGAAGTAATACAATTCTTGTTTTTAATGCATCAGGTAGTTATACAGCTTAACAAAGGAGATTTATATGGGACATTTTGCCAAAATCGTAGACGGTAAAGTAACGCAAGTTATTGTTGCCGAAAAAGAGTTTTTTGATACATTCGTAGACAGCTCGCCAGGTCAATGGCTGCGCACGTCTTATAACATGCGTGGTGGCGTTCATTACGAACCAAACAGCGATACGCCCAGAGCCGATCAATCACAGGCGTTGCGTAAAAACTATGCTGGTATCGGCTATTTGTATGACCCAGTACGTGATGCGTTTATTCCGCCACAACCGTTTAATTCATGGGTGCTAGACGAGCAGACCTGCTTATGGGGCGCTCCAGTACCAGCACCTACAGACGGCAAGATTTACGAATGGGATGAGTCAACGGTATCTTGGAAAGAAATAGTAGCTGCTTAAGGACTAAAAATGCCT